TTCAATTTTTCTGAAAAATCTTCTATATTTTCCAAAGTAAAAATATTTGCCATATTAAAACATAATAAGAAAAAAGTTATATAAAATAAATGTATTTACTATATATATTTTATATAGTAAATGAATAATATTAAACATATTGTTATTTCTGGAGGCGGTCCATCTATGTTTCAATATTTATCTGCTATACAATATATGGATGAAAACAAGATAATAGATCTACAAAAAATAGAAAGTATATATGGTACTTCGGCTGGAAGCATTGTAGGAGTATTATTATGTTTAAAATATGACTGGGAAACATTAAATGATTATATGATTTTGCGTCCATGGCACGATTTATTCCGTATCAAAGTAAGCAACATTTTTGAAGCTTATAAAAATAGAGGTCTTTTTGATAAAACTATTATAGAAAAAGTATTTAAACCATTGTTAGATGCAAAAGATTTATCAATTAATATAACATTGAAAGATTTTTATGAATATTCCAAAATTGAAATGCATTTTTACTCTTTTGAAATCAATCAATTTTGTGTAGAAGATATTTCTTATTTGACTCATCCAGAACTTTCCCTTATAGATGCCGTTATAATGTCGTCTACATTACCTGTTTTAATGACTCCTATTATTATAGATAATAAATGTTATATTGATGGAGGCGTTAGTGTGAATTACCCAGTGAAATATTGCTTGGAATCTGGTAAAAATGAAGATGAAATTTTAGGATTATGTAATCAATATGATGTTCAACAAAAAAATCAGGTTGATAATGAATCTAATTTATTAGAATTTATATTGTGTTTCTTTTTTAAAATGTTTCGTAGTTTAAGTTCTAATAATATTGTTCCAAAGATTAAAAACGAAATAGTTTGTAATGTTAAATATTTAAGTTTGAATTATTTAATGTCTGCAGTTAGTTCTGTAGAAGTTCGTAAAGAATTACAACAAAAAGGTATAGAATCAGCGAAAGAATTTGTCAACCTTTTAGAAAAAGGTTGAGCCAAAAACTTTATGAATTTTTATAATATTAGAAAGATTCACAAATTTGGCTCCACCTTTTCTAAAGGTGGATAAAGGTGGACTTATAACACAGTATTTAAAAATTCCTTCAATGTATCCTTTGCTGGTTTGGCATCATATTCAATAATTTGTCCATCCTTCAATAATTTGATAGTAGGAAAACCTTCAATATTATATTTATTCATCATTTGTTCAGTTTCAGCGTTTTCATTAGTACAATTAATCTCAGTGAATAACACATTGTAACCATTTATTGTTTTATTTTGATATTCACTTTTTAATTCATTCCAAATAGGCTTTGCTGTTTTACAATGTGGACACCAATCCGCATAAAATAACATTAATTCTGCTTGTTTGGATGATCCAGTTCCCATAGATTCAGTTGACGTATCTGCATTATAAGAAGGCTTTAATTTTGGTGAAACATAATTGTAATAATAATAAACTGCTAAAACTATAAAAAAAATAACTACGACAATAGTTATTATTGTATTGGTAGACAAATTAGTAACACTTGATCTCATCCTTGATAAAAAAGAATTAGAAGTAGGCGCATTTGCACCAGCTATTTTATTCATATTTACAAAACTATTCATATTCGTATATATATAAATAAAAAGAAATTAACATTCATCTTAAACGAATAATAATTTGAATAATATTTAAAGGTTTTATGATAATTATACTAATAGTATGATAACACGAAATATTAATGGTAAATTAATTAAATTATCCAAATATGATTATCCAAATGATATGATTTATTATGAAAAAATAATGAATATAAAAAAAGAATTTACTAAAGAATCAAAAGTTGGAAATAATAGTGTTTTTCCATCTCAAAAAAAAGATTCAAAATTATCATCTGTATCACTAGATAATATTTTAGATTTTATAAAAATAACATCTGACTAAAATAAACTTTTAATCATGAAAATAATAATTACCCCAATTAAAAAAGTAAAAATATAATTACATACAATATTCATATTTATTTGTTTAATGATTTCATCTGATTTTGAAATACTGTGTGTTATTTTCATCTTATTTATTTGAAGTATACTCAAATAAAATGTATAACTTAATAAAATTATTATGATAAACTTCATCATGTAGGAATTTTTAAAATTACTTAACGGACTAATAACAAATAATATTATTAAAAACACAGACAAAAAACACGAAGTATATATATTTTTTGTAGATGATAAATCCATATATATTATACAGAAATAATATAAAGTTACTAATTATACATATATAATATTATGAACACTACATCACAAGTTAAAATTTCGGTGATCTCTGAATCACGTTGTAAAAAATTTTTTAGATATTTAAAAAATTTTTTGTGTTGTAACAAGTATGATAATACAACAGATAATGAATATTTAGTAAATGTTGTTTATGAAAACACGGTACCTTTTGTACCTCCTGTCAATGTAGGTAAAGTGATAAAAGTGTATGATGGAGACACTATTACTATCATATCTAAATTACCCTATACGGAAGGTCCTATTTACCGTTTCTTGGTTCGTTTAAATGGCATTGATTCACCAGAAATAAAAGGTCACACTGCAAATGAAAAAGAATTAGCAAAACAATCGCGTGATGCTCTTTCTAATCTTATTTTAGGAAAAATTGTTACATTAAAAAATGTATCCACTGAAAAATATGGACGTATACTGGCAGATGTTTATATGGGTGATTTATGTATCAACGACTGGATGTTAACAAATAAATATGCTGTTAGATATCATGGTAGAACCAAGACCATTCCAGATGAATGGAAATAATTTATTTTTAAAATAGAATAATATTGTGTTATATTAATAACCATGCCAAAAACAAGAAAAAATAGAATTTTTACAAAAAAAGATTACAATGCTGGGGATGGTATGATTACAAGTGTATGGGGACCACCATTGTGGCATTATCTACATACAATGAGTTTTAATTATCCAGTAAATCCTACAAGAGAAGATAAACAACATTATAGGACTTTTATGTTGAATTTGCAACATGTTTTGCCTTGTAAATACTGTAGAATGAATTTAAAAACTAATTTTAAACAGTTACCTTTAAAAATAAGTGATATGAAAAACCGTGAGTCTTTTTCAAGATATATTTATAATTTACACGAATTGGTAAATAAAATGTTACATAAAAATTCTAATCTCTCTTATTGTGATGTGAGAGAAAGATATGAACATTTTAGATCACGTTGTACAGATGAGAAACCTAAAATATTTAAATACAAACCTTATTCAAAAACAATGAAAAATAGACCTAAAGAAAAAGGGTGTACAGAACCATTATATGGTAAAAAATCTAAATGTATTATTAATATTGTTCCACAAGAAGAAAAAGGACCTAGTATTCAAATAGACAAAAAGTGTATTAAAACACGGGAATAAATGGAATTATTACAAGTATTTGTATTATTGATATACTTGTAATATTTTACATACCAAAACTAGAAAAGTCACTTAACACTGGAACAGGTAAAAATTCATTGTTAACGGAGTTATAATTTGAACCAGCAAATGGTTGATTACCAAGAGAATTATAATTTGATGATCCTGGTAAATATTGATTATTATTAGTATTATTAGCAATGGAGTTATAATTTGGAACTTTTTTGCATTCAAATGAAGATTCTGGACATCTAGCACATGCAGGACAAGGTGGACATGGTTCTTGTCTTGGACATACTGCTGCGGCTGCGGGACAAGCTGGACATACTGGCGGTACTACTTCTGATTTCAAAATGTATAAATCTTCTTTACCTGGTGGAATTTGACTTTTTGGAATACCTTTTGGTAATGAATCAGAGTAATCATAAGATGGAGTAGACATAACATCGTAAGCTTTATTACTGTCATTTAAATTTTCACCAATTACTCCTGTACTTCCAAAATAAGTTGAAGCATTACTTTTATAGTTTGGTTTACTATTATTGAAAATATGAGTTTCATTTTCTGTTTTTAATTTAATATATTGTTCTCCATTAAGAGTTATTATCTTTGCTTTTTCTCCATCAGAACCATAATATTTTAAATTCTCAGATTTATTAGTAAAAGTTTTATTCAAGTTAGTATTGGAATATATTGGGTTTGTTTTTAAATATATTGGGGTTGCATCTTTTGTCAATTTAACTATGAGACCAGAAGTTCCATCTTTTTGCATGACAACCTCTGCAGTGCTTCCATTATTACCATAAAATGTTTTTCCATTTGCTAATTGTGTAAACGATCCAGAATAATGATTATAATTATCATACGTTGTTTTATATTTTGGATCACTGTTATCATCCTCATCACTATCACTATCGTAATTATTTATATTAGTATTTTGATTCATCGTTTCATTTGCAGTATTTCCTTCAAAGCTTTCTTTATAAAAGTTTCCTCCTAAAAATGAATATAATAATAATCCTAATACTAATATTAAAAATAGAAATAATGCTTCAGTATTCATTGTATAATTTATATAGTGAAAAAAGTTTATTATTATATTATATTTAAAAAATAATTGAATTAAATATATAAATTATTGTATATTTTAACTAATATTATTGTAAAATGATTAAAAAAAGAGTACGAACTATTTACAATTTGAATCACTATTATTTTGACGATGTAAATACAATAGAAATAGGTGTGGATGAAGCAGGTAGAGGACCTCTTTTTGGTAGAGTCTATACTGCAGCTGTAATTTTACCTAAAGATGATAGTTTTGATCATTATAAAATGAAAGATAGTAAAAAGTTTCATTCTAAAAAACAAATAGAAGAGGTTGCTGATTACATCAAAGAAAATGCACTAGCGTGGTATGTTAGTTTTGAAGACGAAAAAACAATTGACGAAATCAATATATTACAAGCAACACAAAAAGCAATGCATAGTGCTATTTTAGAAACTCGTAAACAATATACTGATCTAATAAAGAAAGAAAAATATCCCCAAAATAAGGATTTTTATTTACTAATTGATGGAAATTATTTTAATCCAATAACATGTTTTAATAAAAGTTTAAATAAAATAGAAATTTTACCATATTCTTGTATTGAAGGAGGTGATAATAAGTATACTGCAATAGCAGCCGCTTCTATTTTAGCAAAAGTAGAGCGTGATAAGTATATTGAAGAATTATGTAGTGAAAACCCGGATTTGATTGAAAAATACGGAATAGATCAAAATAAAGGATACGGTGCTAAGCGTCATTTGGATGGTATTAAAGAACATGGAATTACCATTTGGCATCGTAGAAGTTTTGGTATATGTAAATCCTTTTCCACCTTTTAGAAAGGTGGAGCCAAAAAATGTTTATCTATATAAAAAACTAAGTCAACAATTGCAGAACTTATTGAAATTTGTTTTGGCTCCATCTTTTTTACACCTTTTAACATTTCAAACGCCGATTTATATTAATTTTCCATTAATGTATATTTTATTATCATAACTACAATAAAAATCAAAACATTTTATTTCATTATCAGTTGAATAAGTCGGAATAATGTTGTTTGATGAAAAAGATAATATACCTATCATAATTTTTGATTTTAATTCTTGAATATTTTTTTTCTTTCTATACTCATTTAATCCTTTTATTAATATATATTTAACTTCATTATCTAACCCTTCGTGGTCATCTGACACAGAATTAATACAATATTTTCCATAATATGTCTTATTGTTTTTTCCAACTTTATAAATAAAAGTAATAAATGGCATGTGCATTATTTATTCATTTATCTTTAAATATTTTTGGCTCCATCTTTTTACACCTTTTTTTGTTTCAAACACCGAATTTTTCTAAAAATGTATCTAAAGACAATGGTTGCCACATCATAAAATTATCTTTATTATAACTTAATGTGCTAGTACATTCTGTATAAATTTTAAAATAAATTTTATTTTTATCATTTAAATTATTGTAGAATAAATATGATTCCCTCATTTGAATGTAACTCATTTCTTCATCATATTTCTCTTCAAATAATATATTACTAATATCATCATCGTTAAAATTATACATTTGTATTCCAAAAATACGTCCCTTACTATAAATTCCCATTTCTAATACATAATATTATTGATTATTTTTAAGTAATTATTAAAATTAAAAATAATCGGCATTTGAAATGTTAAAAGGTGTAAAAAGGTGGATAGGAATAAAATTGATATCTTTTTTATATTTTATGATAATATATAAGTATATTAATCAAATATAACATGGTAAAAATTTGCGTTTTTGATACGGAGACAACTGGTTTACCTCCAATATTAGATGGGAAAGATTGGAATGAACGAAATAATAATGATCAAAGATTATTATCATTTGAGGATTTGTCAAAATCTACTTCTGTATGGAATAAAATACTTTCTTCGTGGCCAAGTATTATTCAATTGAGTTATATTATTTATGATATGGAATCACCAAACAATAGCAAGATATTTAATAAATACATTGATATTCCAGATAATATAACCATTGCAGAGAGTTCTACAGCAATTCATCATATTGATAAAGAAAAAATTAAAGTGTTATCTACTGAAAAAAAAGCACTTATTACGGATGCTGTCGTAGAATTTATGGCAGATATTATGGATCCAGAAGTAACTACAATAATAGGTCATAATGTACAATTTGATCGCAAAATGATTATTGCTGAATTATTACGCTTATCTACAATAACAAATTTAAATATAGAAAATGAATTAAAATTCTTAATGAATAATCAAAAATTTGTTTGCACTATGGATGCAACCGCTCCAGTATGTAATATACAAATAGCGGTTAACTATAAAGATAAAAAAACTGGTGAAGATAAAGTATTTTATAAAGTAAAAAGCCCAAAATTAATTGAATCCTATCAATATTACTTTGGATATTTACCAGACAGTAATGCATTACACGATTCTTTAATTGATGTAATACTATGTTTACGAGTATTTATGAAATATAAATATGATATAGATGTTTGTGGAAAAAATACAATTATTACAGAATATATTAAAAAAATATCTCCAGAAGGTTATATTTCTAGATTAGACAATGTTCCAAAAGATATTGATATTGAAAATATAACATTAGAAATAATAGATCCGTTTAATGAAATTGAAACCTCAACTACAACATCAACCACAAAAACGAAAACAAAAAATAAAAAAGGTGGAAAAAAAAATAAAAAACAGAAAACAAAACGACGCAGATCTAAACGTATTTCACAACAAAAAAAGATCTAAATTAAGGGTGGTCTAGGCAGAACACATTTCGCAAATCTCATCCTTTTCCTCCACTTTTTTCTTCTCTGGTTCTATTGTAAATTGCTGTGCTTGATGTTTTGCTTTTCTTCTTAAATAATAAATACCAGTTTTTAATCCTTTTTTCCATGAGTAAAAATGCATGGATGTAAGTGTATTATAGGTAGGATCTTCTACCCATAAATTAAGCGATTGGCTTTGACAAATAAATGCACCGCGATCGGCAGACATATCTATTAAATGTTTCATTGGCATTTCCCATACTATTTTGTATTTGTTTCTAATATGTCCGCTTAACATGGTTAATTGTTGAATACTTCCTTTATTGGCAATAATATTATTTTTAATTTGTTCATTCCATAAACCCAAATCAATAAGTTCTTTCATTAAGTATTTATTGACTACCACAAATTCACCTGCTAATGTACGGCGACTGTATAAATTACTTGTAAAGGGCTCAAAACATTCATTAAATCCAAGGATCTGGGATGTAGATGCAGTAGGCATTGGTGCAAGTAATAGTGAATTGCGAATTCCATGATCCATGATAGACTGTTTTAAATATTGCCAATCATAACGATTTGGTGTAGGTTCTACTCCCCACATATCAAATTGCAATACACCTTTGGAAGCAGGAGAGTTTTCAAATGATTGATATGCGCCAATATGTTCTGGCTTCAAACCATGTTTTAGACCATCTGTATATTTAATTTCATAAATTAATTGCGTATCTAAATCTATATGGAATTTATATCTTTCTTTAATTGCAATAGCGATTTCATTACTCTTTTCAAGTGCAGCATGATAAATGGTTTCAAATATTAGTTTGTTAACAGTTTTGGCTTCTTCACTATGAAATGGTATATCCATTAAAATAAATGCATCTGCTAAACCTTGAACACCTATTCCAATAGGTCTATGAAGCATATTACTTCTTTCCGTTTTTGATGTAGGATAAAAATTGACATCTATTACTTTATTCAAATTATTAGTAACTACCTTTGTAACTTCATGCAATTTTTCGTAATTGAATTCTTTTGTTTTTACATCTACAAAAGTTGGAAGCGCTATAGAGGCTAAATTACATACAGCAGTTTCTTTATCGTCAGAGTATTCCAGAATTTCAGTGCATAAATTAGATGATTTTATGGTGCCAATATTTTGCTGATTGGATTTTTTATTTGCAGCATCTTTAAAAAGTAAATAAGGGGTACCTGTTTCCATTTGAGCGTCTAATATTTTAAACCATAAATCACGTGCGTTGATAGTTTTACGTGCCTTTCCGGATTCTTCATATTTCGTATACAATTCCACAAATTTTTCGCCATATACATCCGATAAGCCTGAACACTCATTTGGACAAAATAAAGACCATTTACCGTTGTCTTTTACACGTTCCATAAACAAATCACTTATCCATAAAGCATAAAATAGATCGCGGGCTTTTAATTCTTCGTCGCCATGATTTTTTTTCATTTCTAGAAAGTCCTCAATATCAGGATGCCATGGTTCTAGGTAGATTGCAAAAGAACCATTTCGTTTACCACCGCCATTGTGTACAATTCCATTGTGTAGCATATAATTGTGTTCTTCTTTCATTTGTAAATCATACAAAGTTCCACTATATTCCTCTTTATTAATACTTTGTATTCTTGATAATAAGTAATTATTGTATCTAAAATATTTGAAAAATTGATCATCATTATAAGTTATATTCATCAAATCGCAAATTTCTTTTGTTTTTGGAACTCTTAGACAATAACTTATTTTTTTATTCGTTATAACACCCCGTTTAGTTTCATGACTTTCACCAATTCTATCTCTTATATAACCACTTGTTAATATACCCATTTTGAGACAAATAAAACGGACACCTTCAATTAAATTTCTTGAAGTATTGTCAAATACTAATTCTTTATGATTGCAACCATCCGTATCTAATAATCCTTTTAAAATAAATTTTGACTTGTTTATAGGAAGATTTAACCATTTACTGTGAATATATTTATTTTTATTCGTATCATAGACATCATTATATCTAAAAGGCATATTGACAGTTTTATTCCATCTAATTCTTGTTGTATTTTCATTTGTATCAATTCTATATTGAATACATTTTTTTTCAAAATAATTTACTGAAAAATCTAATATATGTTTTTTATTCGTTGTATGTAAAGATAAATAACCATTTTGATCTTCATTATGCATACTTCCATCCCCTAAAATAATCCCATACATGTAACAATCGTCTTCTGTTAAATTATCAATATCTAAATTGTAATCAGGTATTCTGTAAATTAACATATCATTATTTGTTAATTCTTTAACATCAACCCATTCAAATGATGCAGTATTCTTATCTAATCTTTTTTTGATAACATCATAATTTAATCCTTTCTTTTGATTTCTCAAAACAAATAATGGGTGTTCTGGTGTTATTTTAAGATTATCTATACTATGCATAGTTTCAATATTATAAATTTCACCTTCATAAGGATGTTCAAGAACGTTCTCAATAATTTCACATGTACCACTTACATTAAATATTTTGGTTTCATTCAATGAACAATGTTGTATTTGAATTGGTCCATTTGTTGTATAAATAATTGTTTCTGGATGAACACATTGGTCAACATAGCGCGCAGTATTATTAAACACACGTAACATTGGAACAATTCCATTAGAAGTTCCATTAGTCCCATGTATATGACTGCCTTTGGCCCGTAAATTGTGAATATGTAAACCAATACCGCCAGCCCATTTTGATATTAAAGCACAATCTTTTAATGTGTTATATATACCATCTAGACTATCATCTTCCATCGCAATAAGATAACATGAACTTAATTGAGGACGTGGGGTGCCTGCATTAAAAAGAGTCGGCGTTGCATGTGTAAAATATTTTTGTGACATCAAATCATATGATTCTTTTATAATAGAAAGAAGTTTATCATTGTTATCTTTGCTATTATTGTTGCTATTATAGTTTTTATTTACATGAATACCTAACGAAACACGTAACCACATATGTTGGATTCTTTCTACTACTTTATTGTTTAATCGGAATAAGTACGCTCGTTCCAACGTTTTAAAACCAAAATAGTCAATCAGATAATCTCTACTATGATCTATCATATCATTTAATTCATCCGCATTATCTTCTGTGAATTTCCATATATAATTTGCAATAAGAGGTTTATGGGAACCACTATGATCTTTAAAATCATATAAGTCTTTCATCACACTAGAAAAACTGGATACTGTGTTTTTTTGATGATTAGATACAACGATCCTAGAAGCCAATGTTCCATAGTCAGGATGTTGTGTAGAAAGGGATGCACATTGTTCTGCTGCAAGTTCATCAATTTTAATAGTTTCAATTTTATCATATAATTGATCAATCACTTTCATAACTAATCCAGAATAATTCACTTGAATACCAACTTCTTGCCCTAACTTTTTAATGCGATTTAAAATTTTGTCAAAATATAATTCTTCTTCTATACCGTTACGTTTTATAACTCGCATATTATTATCAAAGTTATTATTCATTATGGATCCAGTATAATATACATATTTTATAATAGTTTTAAATGATTTTTATTATTTTTATATAAAATATATATATAAATAAATTACCTATAAATGAACACTTCTATTTTATTTCTATTAATAATAATGATATTTGGAATACTTATTTTTAATAGTATGTTTAAATCAAACCAAATGTTAGAGAATTTTGATAATTACAACATATATAATTCATATACTAGTTTAGGAGGTTATAGAAATAAGAAACAGCATTCAGAAAATGATCTTTTACTAGAGGATAGTTATCCACTAACAGGACGAAAAGGAATAACAGATAATAGTGCAAGTGATATATGGTGGCATTATCCTATTTTTAAATTAGGATCCTATGCTCAAATAACTAATAATATTAGATATGCAAATAATCCTGATGAAGGTACTTGTATGCCTGCAAGTATGTGTGGATCATTATACAAAGAAAAACAATTAAAAACTAATTATGTAAAACCTTTACCACCTCTTATTCCTGATTGTGGTACAAGGATTGGTTACTATAATACAGGTATAAATTTATTACCATTTAGAAATGATATGCAAAATATTTTATATTAAAATAATTTTGAAATATTTAGAAAAAATAACTAAAAATACCTGTTTTACCAAATTTTAGTTATTTTTTTTTGTAAAAATAATAATATTAATAACTATTATAATATGGACGATTCTAATAATCCTACCAATAGCTCTGGTGAAACTCCAGATTCAAACTCTACTCCTTCAACTCCAAACTCCCATACTTCAAACCAAAACTCCAACACTGCAACCCAAAACTCTAACACTGCAACCCAAAACTCCAACACTGCAAACCAAAACTCTAACACTGCAAACCAAAACTCTAACACTACTATTGTTGAACCTGGTTTGGAAATTAATCAAGTAATTTCAACAGACAACCCTGGTTCAGTTGTGCATACAACATTTACATCCACAGAACCAGAAATTTATGACCCTGATATTACACTTAATTTATCACAAGTTGTTAATGTATATGATGATGAAAGTACCAATTCTTTTTTAATGAATCAAATTAAAGATTATGCATCAAAAATTAATTGTAGCGATTTCCACGGAAAAGGAACCATTGATGATTATTCTGAATTATTTAAAGCCGCATCTAAAATTGCAAATGAATCAAAGCAAATTCAACTAGATGTTGATGTGGACGGTTTTAACGAATTTTCACAAGCAGCCGAAGAATTAAGTAAATTATTTGAAAGTTTTACTATACGATTACAAAATATTAATATAATAAATGATAGTGTCTTTCTCAGTTCTGTCGTAAGTGCACTTGAAAAAATTTGGTTATTATCAGAGAATTTCGGAAAATTCAAAGAGACCATTTTAGCTACAACAACAATTCAATTCCCAAAAACATCCCACGAAACTGCTGTAATATTAGGGAATGTAATGGATGAAATTAATTGTGCAATGAATTATATTACAAACTTTGCAAATCCTTCAGATACACCTCCAATAGATTCTCAGTTATCAAATGAAGAAAAAAATATTATTTCAAAAGCAATTGAGACAATTGATAATTGGAATGTAGTGTGTGAACACGGGGTTACCATTGCAATGAATAATAATAACGATATACAAGCTATAAAAGATTATAACAACAGTCTAAAAAATTCATCATCCGTTCTTAAAAATAGTATTACAAATTTAAGAGCAAAATTAAATGGATATATGTCTATTTAGTTTATTTACCATCTGATGGTATTTATAGTTATTTATTCCACAATCCGAGGGTATTTATAGTTATTTATTTTACCATCTGAGGTTATTTTAAGTTATTTATTTAGAATTACCCAAATAGTTTATTAATGGTTTATTTGAACACCATTATTATTATAAGGTTGCTTTTTATAGTAAAATTGATCATTTGGTGAAAATATAGTAGAGTTTTGTTCCATATTACTTATTGTTGATGTATCTGGATTAGAATCATCTTCTATAATTATGTTACCTACTAATGATTCATTAAAATAATCTATATTTTTTTGAATAGTGCTAACCATTTTAATAGCATTTTTGAAATTTTTTTTAATGATCATATTTTCATTTATTAAACATTTCATCTGAATTTGAAGTTGTTTTAATTGTTGTTCCACATATTGTTTTTCAATTAAAGCTCCGTTATATAAATTCAGTATATCTACTAGTTCTGAAATTTTTGAATTCTGTTGAGAAATATTAGGAAAATTATTATTTACAGATTCAGAATACGAACTAGATTCAGAAATATTATTACTGTTACCACTAGTACAAGGTTTACATTTTTTCTTCTTATTTTTATGCTGGTTTAAATGTTGATTCGTTTTAAATCCCTTTAAACAAACATCACATGCGTAAACGTGCCCCCCGACTTTTATATACTCAGTCATCAAAATTGTAAGGTATCAATATAATTAATAAGTTATTATATTTATATTATAATAATTTAAAATATATAATTAATGATAATATTTATATATTATATTTAGTTAGTATATAATATAATATAAAATGATTTATCCTGAAACAATTGTAATATCAGTAACATCACATGGCGTAATAATAATTGATAATAATACAAATAAACCATTAACATTTAGTGTACCGTCGGATATGAAAATAATAAAATTAAGTGCTGTTACACCTGGAGTGTGTAATTTGACTCATCCTAGCGATGTGGATGATTTTATAAAACAAGTTATTAAAAAAGTGAATAATCCAACTGAAATGACTAAATTAACAAATGATCCAATTATTTATCTAGAAACCTTAGCAAAATTATACAAAACTATTGAAGAAGACACTTTTGCTGAAACAGTCAAAGAAAAAAATCCTGATTATGATTTTAAAATACGCGATGATTATCTTCATCATCGCAATAAAAGTTATAATATTACTCAATACGAGTCTGGCAATTTAATTATAAATAAAGAGTATATTCGTAATAATAGAACAGAACTTAATACGGGTGCATGGGATTTTCAAATAAATGTTTTAAATGTAACAGGGGTACCTGATCTGTTTAACGAAATATTAGGCGTAAGAACTTACCAAAATGTAAATAGTACCATTACACTGCAACAAATTGTTGATTTTGTTAAAACAAAAGGTGTGAAACAACTCATTATATTGGATTTATCATGCGCTAATTTTGAAACTAACGTTTCAGATTTTTTCTTTACTAACAGACAAGAGAGAGCAATCAGAAGAGATATTTTTAAAAGTGGATTAAACGGTGGCAAACGTAAAAATAAGAAAACAAAAAAATACAACAAAAAAAAACAAAAAAATTACTAAAAAAAATAATAGAACTAATAGAAATAAAAAATACAAAAGAATATAAATATCTTTCTTTATAATAAACTATGTTTACAATTCGCAGAGTATTACAAAAACAAACTCAGGGTATTAGTATGTTACATAAAATTAATTCATTAAATGAATGTGAAAAGCCTTTTATAAAAACACATAGCTATAGAAAACCTTTTGAAAATCCATTGAATGAATGCGAAAAGCCTTTAATTAAAAATAATATAATTAGTAATATAAATAGAATCAATCAAAAAAAATTTAAAAATTCATGGAATGAATGCGAAAAACCATTTAAATAAATTTATAACTATAAATATAGATATAAATTTACTATGCCTTATTTTAAATCATTAGATTTATTATATATTCATATACCGAAAACTGGAGGAATGAGCATAGAAGAATATTTTTATAATAAATGTAATATAGTCCGGGGTCCAGAAAATATATCCGGTTGGAATCTTAGTAATACACCTAAAATACGTTTTCCAAATAATCGTTCATTACAACATTTAACATATCAAGAAATTTGTCAATATGAAGATTATTTTGATTTTAAAAAGATCAATAATAATATTACTCTTTTAGTTTCTGTAAGAAATCCTTATAAAAGAGTTTTATCTGATTTGTGTTGGAATAATAAAATACAAAATATAGATAATTTAGATGAAACTACATTGTATAATATAATATATAATTATTTATACACAGATACAGACATTGATAATCATAGAATACCTCAATACAAATATATATTAGATATTGATAATAACATATTGAAAAATATTAAAATTATAAAAACAGAATCATTAAAAAATGATATGAATCAACTTGGTTATCATGATTTTAACATATTTATTAATAAAAATAAAATAAATGGAGAAATAAATTATACTTCGTTATTGAGTAAAAAAATTAAAACATTGATTTATGAATACTACAAAAAAGATTTTGAAATTTTTGGTTACCCAAATTTATTAGATGAACAATTTACAACCACCATTGTTTCTGCATATATTCCGAACATTAATAAAGATTCTACAAGATCGGTATCTGATTATATAGATTATGGGAAAAAATTAATAAATATTCCTAATCCCAAAGTAATATTTGTAGAATGTGAAATATACAATAAATTTTTTAAACAAAATGATATAGATGGGTTATATAACAATACAACTTTTATTCAAATTAAACAAAAAGATTTATATTTGTACAAATATTTGGATAAATTAACAAATTTTAACATTAACACAAATAATCCGGATAAAAATACAATAGATTATTTATTTATTCAAAATAACAAAACTGAATGGGTAAGGGAGGCTATACAAATGAATATTTACAACACAGAACAATTTATTTGGATAGATTTTGGTATATATCATATGATCAAGAATGAGTCAGAAATGAAAGAAAGTATTTTATCAATGACTTCTAAATGTTATGATAAATTAAGAATTGCATCTTGTAAATATCGTGATTATACAGTAAATTATAATGTATACGAAATTATTACTTGGACATTTGCAGGTTCCATTTTTGGTGGACATAAAGATGCACTCATTCAGTTTGCTGATTTAGCAAAAAATGAAGTCTTGAAAACAATTGAAGAAAAAAATCAATAATGTGGGAAATAAATATATGGTATTTAGTAAAACTAAAACATATTGAATTATTTGATTTTTATACTTGTGTGCATGACATTAGCATATTGAAAGGATATTAGTTATTATCATTGTTGTTCAATCGTGTAATTTTAATTAAACAACCATGATGGTTATTTTCAGATGATCCAAAATTTAAATAATTATCTATTGAATTTGTGTTGTTATCCGTTTTTATTTTAGGTTTTTTATTAGGTGCACGATGTTCATATCCAGTTATTCGTTCTTTTTCAATAATTTTCCATATATTTTCTATTGTTTGAATATTATTATGAAACCAAGTTTTATTACGTAATACTAAAACACAACTTAGTTTTTCTAATTTCCAATATATAGATTTAATATATGTCATGTTATGATCTGACGATTGATATAATTCAATCATATTTTCTTCCCATTGTAAAATATCATCCATATTAGTAATATTTAATGGTTTGTATATATAATGTGGTTTTGCATGTAAATTATCATGAAAATAAATAATTACTCCTTTTTTATGTAAAGATTTATTTTTTGGTTTTATATCTAACTGTATTATTGCATCATTTTCTAGATCTTTGAAAAAGTCATTAGCACATTCATATTCTGTAAATTTAGTTTCTAAAAAATCGCACTCATCTAGATCACAAACCTCCATTTGTAGTTGCATTTGAATCCAATATTCTTTTTTAGGTATTCCAGTGATTTCACGATTTACAATATTTTTAATTTCTAACATTCTTCCAAAACGTTCTGAATTAGTATCAATATTAATACCGTCAGGAGATGCTCCCAAAAAATGATATGTATCATGTTTTATACATCCAAAATCATCTACTTTTGTGTTATATAAATATTCGTATAACATAACAGATACAGGTTCGTATTTTTGTCCCCAATGAAATGTAGTATTTACATTAACCATTACAATTGGTTTTGTATTTGTTGCATCTGAATTATCTTGATGCAACTTCAATGGCTGACATTTTTCATAAATCAACTGATTCACGGTAGATTGACTCTCAAATACTTTATATGCATTACTAGCAGTTATTAAATCGTGGCGAAACTTATACCATTCGTCGGTACGTTGATTTGGTTGTGGTTTTTGTCTAATAATTTCAATTTTATCTAATATACATTGTTTTTTAACATTGTTATCAACAATTTTCACTTCAAGATCAAGATTTTCTATTACATTTATATTTAAAACATTATTGGTGTTAATGGAACGCTCAGGATAAAATGTAGTAATAAATATTTGAAACGCTTCTTCTAATAAATCATTTATATCATCTTCAAACCAATCATTTTCTAATATTTCACTTTCAAATTGAATATAAAATAATTCTTTTATATCTTCCAATATTTCATATTCAAAATCCGGTTCGCTAATTGCTGTTGGATTTTCATTAATATAGTCTTCCATTAAAATTAATGCTGATTCAATTAAATCTAATGCATTTGTTTCATCTATTATATTTGGAATAACTTCATCTTCAAAAACTAATGAATCTAATATATTTTCTAGATCCATTAAATCATTCATTGTAATAATTTCATTAGTATTTTTTATCATATTATTTAATAAAGTATACTTATAATAATATTATATCTTAATATTGTTATAAGTATCAATTTTATTGGTTAATCAAATTTTTTTTATCAAATTCAATTGTTTTGTAAATAAAAATTTATTTGAATTCGTATTACGACGTTTTATGTTACAATTTAAACATGATATAACAAAATTATCTTTATTGTGACCTTCTTCATTGTTTATGCGGTCAACGCTCCATTGTGTTAATTCCCTCACTATTTCATAAAGAATAAGGACATTACAGTTACAATAATAACATTGCATATTAGTATCTATTAATTTTTGTAAAACACAATCTACATTAATAAATTTGTCTTCATTATACTTATTTTTAATTAGATCTTGCTGTTTATAACTTTGTAGTTTTCTCTCCAATTCTTGCTTTAAAATATTTTTTTCCCTAGACAAATCATCATCACTTTTATTATACATATCTTTTATCATTTCTAATTGTTTAGTATGATTTAAAAATGTGTCCAATATGTTATATTTATTCATTATTTCTCGTTTTTTTACTTCATTTTTAACCCGATTAGCACGTTTTATTAAATATCTATTGTTTGTACCAGTAATAGATATATTTTTTGTGTCACTTATATTATTTTCATCGGGTTGATCATTTTGATCATTTTGATTATTTTCATTCATCTTATTATTTGTAAATATAAATATATTTGTATATATTTTTGATTCTAGTTAATTATAATGGATAATAATATAAAAAGAAATATAATATAATATATTTTTACGAAAAAGAGTTAAACTTAACTTATCATATTAATGTATATGAATGGAAATTATTAAAAATGAAAATGACAATGAAGTGAATAATAGTACTTCAAATATACAAGAAGAATGTATTGAATTAAAAAATATTAAATATAAAACCATGCTAATTAATGGCGTTGCGTTAAATGATTCAAAAGCGTCTCAAAGTATACATAATTTGGATAAATTTCTAGAAAATGAAAAAAATAATAGTGAAAATGAGCCGTGGTGTAAATTAAATAAAACAATCAAAATAAAGAAATTGACTGAATATGTATTGGATAATTATAGCAAGAAAAATGATTTAGACGAAAGTGAATGTGAAAAATTAATTGTATTCTTTAAAGATTGTTTAGACAGAAAAAAATTGCAACGGATTAAGGATGTATTATATGATAAAGAAAGTGGAGTTATAAAAGAAATCCCTGCGCTTACCTATGTAAAATCTACAAAACATTTCACATTAAAAAATACAGAAAAAAGAATATCCACATTAAAATCTTTACCACAAAATAAATCCAATAAAAATAAAAATGCGAATAATCACAAAACGATTAAAAATAAAAATTCTGAAAATGAGATTGTAGAATTATAAGTTATAAATTACAAAATTTAGTATTCATTATTTTATAAATAAATTAAAATAATGAATCAAATAGTTGAATGGAAATGGAGTAAAGGATTAAATTATGATAGATCCAAAAGAATTAATAAAGAATCCATGGATGAAAATTTTAATAAAATTATGGAAGATACTGCTTATAAGAGTTCATTAAACCACGATGAAAATACATGGGAAATTTTAAATAATAATTTATTTGATAAAGATTTTGTTCAATACAATAAACGAGAGGATACAGATAAGAAATTGTCAGAACGTCAAATGATGTGTCAAGTGAATATGAATCCTTATTTAACTAATAATAGTTATGTAAATGATTTATCACTACATGATCAATTTATGAAACCTGTTTCTACAAATTATATAAAAGACAATAATGATGTAAATGATAATAGTGTAAATTAAAAATCCAATACAACTTTTGCAAGTGGTAATTTTTCTGTATCTAAAATATTTTCAGACTGAATGTCTATTACTTTTACCATTATAATTTCTTCATTATTATCATTATTATTATTAATGTCATTAATGTTGTTGTTAATGTTGTTGTTAATGTTGTTATTAATGTTGTTATTGGTTAAATGTATTCTAGTATTATTAAAAATAGCACAATAACAACCAGAAATTATGTATAATATTATTATAACAACTACTGAAGCAGCATAGATAGATAATAAATCTATCATAACATTTAAATATTATAATATTATTATATTTAGATTATTTTATATTAATTTTCTTTAAATATAAAATAATTTTATCTTTAAAAGACTTAAATATGAGTTATAGATTAATATAAATATTATGAATACTTTAACAACATATACTACACAAAATGATTTATTATTAAATAACTTAATGGATTTCTATAAGAAAGATAATTATTTGGACAAAATGTTGAAAATTATTACAGGTGAATCAAAAATTTCATTAAGAATAGTAGATTGGTTTGCAACAAATTATGCAAAAAAATATTATACATTATACAATACAGAAGATGATTTTGGTAATTTAAAAAGATTCAAAGTTTATTTTGATTATAAATTAAAATTAAAAGCATATAGTAAAAGACGATTTGATCCTTTCTGTAGGTGGGAAAGAATTAACATACCATATAAAGGAGATAAGTTCATTGAAACTACAATTGGACAATTAAATTTTTTTAAATGGGCGATTGAAAATAAAGTAATAGAATATATTGAAGAAAATTATGAAACTATTGAAAAAGATATGAATACACGCAATAGTACATCTAAACGAAAAGAATTGAAAATAGATAATACAAAAACAAGAAAGAAGCGCGAAGAACTATCTATTTCAGCTACCAAAAGTATTAAAAAAGAAAATGTTGAGATTGTTGTACAATTTAATTAGATGAAAAACTAATTTATTAAAATTTTAGATGTTTATTAAAATAGTATGTCAATAATCCTTGTAGCAAAGCGAAGATGCACATTACTATCAATATTTTTATCAAATCTTTTTTATAGGGTAATTCAAATTTTGTTTCTTTATTACTAAATCTACCAATATTGTAGTGAATTAGATTCTCAAAAAAGTTGACGAATAAATACACTAAAAACGAGATGGCGATAATATGAAAGCTCGCACCTGAAATAATATACATTATATTATATAATATAATAGAATGTATATTTTATTTATCAATATGTGTAAATAATTTTTATTACACATTTTTTTCAGCACCACTAAATTTAATGTATTCGTCTAAATTACAATTTCTTTTTTTTGCTGTTTTTTTATATTTATTGCATTTATTTACCAAGTTTTTATATATTTTTTCTGTTTTTTTGCTCCTATTATAATCAAATATTGGTTTGTTATGTTTCATATTATATTCCATTGCTTTGCGGTTCATTTCTTTATAATCATTACATGGTTTATAATGTAACTCTGGTAAAAACTCAGAACATTCTATATTAAAATGTTTATTCATTATTTGTAAAAACTCTTTTACACTATGTTTTCCATTTTTTTTTGCGCCAATACCATTGTAATATATATATTTAACCATAATATAATTATATAATATAATATTATGGATGTTTTAATATTATGCAATAAAAATCCATGATATATATAATTTATCTAAGTGGTTTCGTGTTTTTACCATATCACCTTTATATGCATTATATATTTCCTTAACATGGAAAAATCTTGCATAATAACCATAAAACATTATTGGTAAAAGACATAATATCAATCTATTATTTACTTGTTTGGAAAGTAATTTTCCGAAAAATATATAACTTACCATGTTGCAAAATAATGCGTAAAGAACTGTATGTAATACTACAGATACTAATAATGGCACCATTATATTTGCTCCAAATAATTCAGAAAAATGTAATTTGGGATTGGTCGTATCTAAATATAGTTTTGTAAACATATTATTATATAGATATATATATAATGATATTAGATAAATATTTGAGTTATGATAAAAAAGTATTGATTTCTGTTATTTGTAGTGGATTTTGGATTTATTTTAGAACTTCGGAATGTTATAATTTAATACCTAGATTACATATATTTCCTATTTTATTTGTAATGACATGGGTATATTTAAATTATTACGAACCATTGTTTCTACCAATTGGATTATTGATATTAATTATTTATGGTAAAATAAGTAAAAACAAATATTTTACTAAATATTTAAAGTTATAAAAATATAAATATTTCACTAATAAATGAATAATGGGAAATAGCTATTCAATGAACAAAGTTAATTTTGAAGATATACAATTTATTTTATATAATAAAAATAACTATATATTGATTAATACATTAGAAGAATCATGTCAAAATTGTTTAATACCAAATACGGTTCCACCAGAAAGAGAAACTGAGCTAATTAACCATTTAATTCAAACTGGAAAAAAAGACATCAGGATTGTCATTTATGGAAAAAATTGTAATGATGATAAGATTTATAAAAAATATAATCAACTTCAAACCTTAGGTTTTCACAATATATATGTTTATACAGGTGGTATATTTGAATGGTTGATGTTACAAGATATTTACGGAGAGAAAGAATTCCCAACTTCAAAAAAAGAACTAGATATCTTGCGGTTTAAACCACCAAAAAAATTAGATGTAAAGTTGTTAGAATTTTGATACTTTGTTTTATTTGACATAATCATAAAAATTTTTTATTTTGATCATTTCATTTTTACATAATTCTTGTACTCTTTGATTATCAATACTTTGAATATGATTAAAGTGTATATTTGAAAATTTTAATTTAAGATCCATTGTTATCTTATGAAGATCAACAATATCAGGTGTTGATGGTTTATTTTTACCAATCATGTAATGTATAATTAATAATGAGTTGCTTTCCACTAACAATTCAGATATTCCCATATTAACTGCTTTATTCAACCCAATAATTAATCCCATGTATTGTGAATAAATATTGGATTTATTATGTCCTATAAATTTTGCATCAGACCATATTTCAATTTCATTTTTGTATAAAACTGCTCCTCCTACAGATATCTCAGTCTTTTCTTCGTTGTAACCATCAAATTTTAATAAATAAAAATTTTTTGGAAATATTTTTGTTTTACTATTATGTAAAATTGTATTAAAATTGTAAAACACTCTTTTCATTGGCAACATTTTATTATTATGATTTTTATTATCAAAATTAATAATCAATAATTTCATTTTTTTTAATAATATAAAATAATTTACGTAAATATTAAAATTATATGTAAAATTAAAAAAAATGAAATAATAATTAGAACATAAAAAAATCACATAATTAAATAATATTATGATTTAAAATGTCTTTATATCACAGTTATTCTTCAAGTAGTCAACACGATAAATACAATGATTTATATTATTCCTTTACGCCAATTGTACATACTTTTAAATTCGCTATAAATAAAAAAATGTTTTTAGATAACATGAATATTATATTTAATAATTGTGATATAAATGTATACGGATTTAATAATTCTACTAAAGAATATTGGGGTAAAAAAAATAATTCAAATAATTGTATATTACATTTTACATTGAGTATAAATGATTTAATAGATAAAAAAAATCTAGACCAAGATCTAGAATATAATAATGATAATGAAATGTCCGAAATAACTATTCAATTTTTAGTAGGCAAGAAATATGAAATACAACTATTTTTAAAAAAATTAACATCTATTACAAATATAGTAAAAATGATTTAAATTTTCCACATTGTATAAATAACACTATTGTTTTATTAATTTAAGTAAAGAATCTAATTTTTCAACATCTTTTATTGCTTTGTTGTGTAACAACACCGATTTATTTTTAGAGTAACTTGTTACAAACAAGTTATTTTTTCTATAATTTAATATTCTGTTTTCAAAAAGTTCTTTAGATTCCACAAGTGCATCTGTATAACTAAATTTATCACGCATCATTTTATAAATAATACATCTATCTAAATCGTATGCTGCCAATAAATCCGCTTCTCTTGTGATATGATAAGCATGTTGATAATCGCCAAAATTAGGATATCCATTTAGTTTAACTTTTGAATAAGACATGGTTTTAATGATATTGGATACAATAGTTAATTCTTCTTGTGATATATAATCTTCCATATATTTATTCATATTAGTAATTCCATCTTCTTCGTTCATATATTTTTTATCACACATATCGTGTACAATAGATGCTAACGTAATAATTTCTTTTTGTTTTTCTATTTTTGGATATTTTGTTATTTCATAATCATATATGGAATTAGCATAATTAAATACTTCTATACTGTGCTTCAAAGAATGTGATTCATCAATATTATATTCTTTACTTGTTTGGATTACAAATCTAAAAGCTTGATTAATAAGATTAATATAATTCATTACTTTCATCTTGTTATTATGTGTTTGGTTTTTAATAAAAAAAAGAATTATATTCATCAATTATTTCAATTTTAAATTTAATTATTTATGCATTTATTAAATTATCTATTTCTTCTAACCATAATTGCAAACAGTCTTCATTTTCTTTTATTTTAATGTTAATATTTCCATTTAATTCTAATACAATAATATTAGCATCATTATTAAATTCATTTATCATGTTTTTATGATAATCATCACATTGTGTTAAATAGGAAAGAGGTATTTTTTCTTCGCCAGTTCGCGATCTTTCATGAATTCTATCGTAACATATTTCAGGCGCTGAATTAACATATATTACTTTGTCAATTGGATATTCTTTTGCAAAACAGTCAAACCATTTGGAATAAATTTGGTAATCAATAAATTCAATATTGCCTGAATCATATAACATTTTTGCAAAAATCATCTTGTCTGTTATTAGACTACGCTCAGTTATTATAATTGCGTCTGGATTTTTATCAACTGCATCTTTCAATAAAGCTAATCTAGATATGTACGCCATCATTTGAAATGAAAATGAATATGCTTTTTGATCTGCATAAAATTTTTGTAATATAGTAGTGCCATTTTCATCTTTAATAGTTTCCCATTCATCTACAGGTTCTCTTAGAAATAGAATTTTTGTATTATTTTCTTTTGCATATTTTTCTTTTAAATGTTGTAAAAGAGTTGATTTACCTGATCCAATATTTCCTTCAATAGAGATAATTTGTGCCATGTTGTTATGTATTGTTTAGTTATGTATTTTATGTTTATATAATATTTTGATATCAATTTTAATTTTAAAAGAAAAAAAAATGATATGCAAATATTAATTAACAATTAATATATAAAGTAATTTAATACATAATATACGGTAAATGATGTGTGCAATAAGTGAAAACTCTTTTGTTAAACAATTACTTATTAATAAATTAAATTTATCCATTGATTTATTAGACACCATTAAAAGTTATTGTTTTTATGATGTGAAATCATGGGAAACAATTCAATTTATAAAAAACAAAAAAAGAAGAATACATTATTTATTTACAAATGTTACCATTTCAAGAGCAAACCCACATGACGTATATTTTCACGATGAAAATACAGATCAACATTGGGCGTTTTGGACATATGATGAAGAAGATGGTGAGAATGCACAATTTCAATCCTATAATTGTAAATATTGTGGAAATTATAAGATGATATCAAATGATGAAGTGTATATAGATAAAATAGTTTGTCATTGTAATAATGATTATGATGATTTACCAGATTTAATTTCAATTAATTCTGAGGACAACGAAGAAAATGAGTTTGATTATTTTGACGATGATAGTATTGGGGTATAAAATAAATATATATAGGTTAATCTTATGTTTTACATGTTTTTTTATATTGAATTATTATATAAAGGATGCGAATTCAGAAAAGCAGAAAAATGAAGCGCGGACAAAATAAGTATGGAAAATCCAAAAAGAGACAAATCAAATATAGAAAATCCAAACAAAGATCCATCAAAAGAAGGCAAACAAAAAAGAGAAGATCCTATAGAATGAAAAAACATTATGGTGGTATGTTTAATCCAGAAGAAAAAGTAGTTTTAGTAGCTAAATTGAGAGAAATCGGATTTAACAATGATGAATTACCTGAAATAATGGAGAAATTAGATTTAGGATCTCAACAATTTGCAGGTGATAATTTAAGACAACTTATATCTCAAATAGAAGGAATGAATAAAGAGAACTTTAAACAATGGCTAGAAGATCAATATCCTTTTTTTGTGGAAGATGTTGAAACTGATTATGAAAGCGATTATTAATTTTAATTATATTAATTACTAAAAAAAATGATTTAATTAATATATATAAAGACATATTTATAACTAACATATTTATCAATACCGACAATGGATCTAAATCAACGAAAGCTAATTAAATCAGAATGGGATTCTATTGAAATACCATTTTCAAAGAGTGAAATAGAGGTTTTAAATTTGATAATCGCTGGATATCGCGATGTGAATATTAAGATCAACAATAACGATTCTCTTTTTACATTTTTAAAAATAGAATACAATTCAAAAATGGAGGATTATATTTATAATAAATATTTGAGTGAAGATGTACAAAAAATTATTGAAACATTTAAAATTAATTTTAAAATAAATATCAGTAGTGATCTCCAAATTAAATCAGCAGATAAAATTAGATTAGAAAAAAATAATATAGAAAATTTCAGAAACAATAATACCTATGAATATGTTTTACTAGAAACCATAAATAAAATATTAATATCAAAAAAAAACAAAGATAATAAAAATTTTGTATTGAGTTATTTTACACTATATAAATTATTGAAAAATAACATTATTAAAATAAATAGACATATTGTCTCTTTTTGTGAATTTATTGTGAAAACTTTTGAAAATGATTTAAATATTATGAATGTAATAGAAAATTCTGTTGAATTAATAGAAAAAAACACACATTTACTTAAATACAATGATATGACTTTGTATGAACATCAAAAAGAAATATTTGCAATTTGCAGAAATCCTGAACCAAAATTAATTTTATACATGGCACCAACTGGTACTGGAAAAACATTGACACCTATTGGTTTATCGGAACAATATAGAATTATATTTGTGTGTGCTGCAAGACATGTTGGATTAGCATTAGCACGTGCTGCTATTTCTGTGAATAAAAAAATAGCATTTGCATTTGGTTGTGCAAGTGCAGATGATATTCGTCTGCATTATTTTGCGGCAAAAGATTACAGTGTTAACAAAAAAACAGGTGGAATTAAGAAAGTAGATAATTCTAATGGTGTAAATGTTGAAATTATTATCAGTGATATTAAATCATTTATTCCTGCAATGTATTATATGCGCGCGTTTAATGAGGACGAAAAATTAATGGTATATTGGGATGAACCGACCATTACATTAGACTATGATGAACATAGTTTTCATTCTATTATTAAAAATAATTGGACTGAAAATAAAATACCTACTATTGTATTATCTTCAGCTACATTACCAAAAGAGTGTGAATTGAGTGAAACTATCAGTGATTTTAAATGTAAATTTTCAAACGCTGAAATTCATAGTATTATAAGTCATGACTGTAAAAAATCAATACCAATCATTAATAAAGATGGTTTTGTTGAAGTACCCCACTTTTTAAGTAATGATTATAATGAAATATTAGAAATTACAAGACACTGTGAAAACTATTTAACATTGCTTAGATATCTGGATCTAAATGAAATCGTAAAATTCATAAAATTTATTAATGATAATAATAGTACAGATATACGATATATATCGGATAGATTCAAAGTGGACAATTATTTTGAATCACTAGATGATATCAATATGAAAAATATAAAAATGTATTATATAAAATTATTGAAAAATATAAATCCTGCTATGTGGGATAGTATTTATAATGAATTTAAAAATAAACGGACACCAGAATTAATAGAAAATAATACAGTAGATTTAAAAGGAAACAAATTGCCTTTTAAACAAAATAGTTTGGGTCCAGGATATTCATCTGGTAGTAATCTAATAACTGAATCATCATTATCATCATGCGGACAACCTTTAAAAAGAACAGTTACAGATACTTCTGTTTTTATGAATAAAGTAAACACTATACCTTCTGTTAATAGTAACAAAGTAGGTACATCCGCAATATATGTAACCACAAAAGATGCGTATACATTAACAGATGGTCCAACAATATTTATTTGTGATGATATTGAAAAAGTTGCAAAGTTTTGCATTCAGCAAGCAAATATACCATCCTTAGTAATGGATGATCTCATGAAGAAAATTGAATATAATAATGTATTGAACAAAAAAATTGATGAACTAGAAAAAGATGTTGATTATTTGAAAGAGGCTGAAGAAGCGAAATTAAGTGCTAATATTGATAGTTCTGGATATAATAAAGGCAAATCTTTAAAGAATGTAAGAAAATTTAATAGAGAAGCAGACAATGTGGATAACAGTAAAGGTCAAGTTGCACGTTTAACAAGAGAAATTGAAACATATAGACAAATGATAAAAAATGTCAGTTTGAATGAGACTTTTGTACCAAACAAGATTCACCATCTGAAAAAATGGGCAGATAACATTGGTGTTGATGTTACTAGTAAAGCGTTTACTAGTAATATTGAAGAATCAATAATAAATGATATTATGTTGCTTAATGGAATAGAAGATACATGGAAGATCTTGTTAATGATGGGAATAGGTGTTTTCATTAATCATGAAAATATTAGATATACAGAAATTATGAAGAAAATGGCAGATGAACAAAGATTATATTTGATCATTGCATCAAGTGATTATATTTATGGAACAAACTACCAATTTTGTCATGGTTACATTAGTAAAGGTATGAAATTAACGCAAGAAAAAATTATTCAAGCAATGGGACGTATTGGCCGAAATAATATTCAACAAAAATACTCGTTACGTTTCAGAGATGATGAGCAAATTATGAAAATATTTACTGCTAATGCAGAGAAGCCTGAAATTATTAATATGAATTTATTGTTTAACAGCAATAAAGTCATTTGGAAGGATGGTCAGTATGTGGAAGTTGAAGTGGTTGTAGATAATTGATATTAGTTACAAGATAATTTATTACCTAATTCTGTAAAAATATGATTATTATAAGGTATTTTTTTTCTAATGCTTTCGTTAATGTTTTATCGCTTATAGAAAGCATTTTAATACAATCGTATTTGCACGAGTATTCTTTTACAAGATTACCTTCCAAATCATATTGACCATCTTTTCAAACATGATATTTTCTGATTTAATGAAATAATCATGTATTTCATCGGCTTTTTTTGTTCCAGATTTTAAACAGAATTTTTTAAAGGTGTCAATGTTTAACATAAAGGTTTCTTTGTTGTGACCGCCATGAGTCTTGTCAACTTGCTTTGCCAGTTGGCAAAGCAATAATTTATAATCTTTGTCAATTATAAAATTTTTTTCTAAAACGCGTTTGGCGTTTACTTTTTGACCAAAACCTAACCATTGCCATACATTATCTAAGTCAATATGTTTATGTTGTTTTTTGCTTTAATAATTAAAATGCAATAATTAATTATTAAATATTTTTATAATTTTTACAAATATAATAAAAAAATTTTGACACGATAAATCGTAACAATATGTTTAATTTGAGTAAGCAAGACCTCCCATACCACTCATGATTCTTAGAACGTTGTAGTTGGTGGCATAAACTCTGACCTTGGCAGTCTTGGTTCCTTCAACAGTTGCGTTGGAAAGAACTAATTGAAGAGTTGCGTTATCAATTCTGGAGAAGTTGCAAGTGCCTGATGGTTGGTGTTCTTCAGGTCTCAATGCAAAGGAGTAAACGTTAATACCTTCATCAGGGTTTCTGGTGTGTGATTGGTATGGTTGGACCCATGAGAAGTAAGATCCTTCACGTTCAGAGAATCTATCTTGGCCGTTAAGTTGTAACTTGGCAGTTACGACTGGGTTAAGACCCCAACAGTGCATGTCCAATGAGGTTTCAGTAAGAACGAATGTTCCTGCATCAGAGACAGTGGATTGGTTCTTGTAGTGATCATTGGCATCAAGGTATGCAGCGAAGGCAGGATCGTTGGCAATTGATGATGGGAATTGAACAGCTGGTCCACCAAGGTTGACTTCATTGTATGGATCGTTAGGTCCGTTCCAGTATCCAGTGAAGTTGTCTGGAATGTTTGCATCAGTTGCTCCTGCATCAGTGAATAATCCACGGACATCAATGTATGCGCGGGAATCAGCAGCAAGGGCAGCAGGTCCTCCGAAAGCATGGATAGCATTTGGAAGAGCATCAATGGCATCAGTGTAGTTGAATGGTTGAGCACCTAAAACTTTGAAAAGAAGGGCATCACAGACAAGGGATGAGCAGTAATCTACGTTTTGATCAGGTTGGACAACCCAGATTAATTCCTTAACAGGGTGGTTGAAGTTAAGTTTGATTTTGTTGGATGAAGATCCGACTGATTCATCACCAGTGAATTGTAGTTGGGTAATAAGGTATTCATGAGGGTTTTGTGCCATTCTTCTTCTTTCATCAGTATCAAGGAAAACATAGTCAACATAAAGTGATGCAGCAACTAAAGATTGGTTGTATGCAATAGTGGCTGGGACTGGTCTTCCAGGAGTGTATTGAGTGGCAGATCCTTGGGATGGGTCACTGTTGCAGTTCAATGTGGTGACAGCCCATAAGCATTCATCAATAGGACGAATATCAAGGTTGATTTTAACTTCGTGGTATTGAAGAGCAATCAAAGGAAGGGCAAGTCCAGGGTTGGTACAGAACCAGAATTGAAGAGGAACATAAAGGGTGGTTTCAGGAAGAGCATTACGAGGAGCACAAACTTGACGTGGTGCCATTGAATCACAAGGTCCGTCAACATCAGCGAAGGAAGGATCAGTGATAAAGGTCAATTGAGTGGTGTTACCAATCATTTTGAAGTATCCGCGTTGTTGTTCAGAAGTCATGGTAAGTTGGTTCCAGATGTGCATCCAGTCACCATATTGACGATCAATTCTTTGACCTCCAATTTCAACTTCAACTTGAGCAATAAGTTGCTCACCAGGGAAATCTAACCAACGAGCATAAACTCCTGATCCTGATCCAACAGTGAAGGCACCAAGTCCCATAAGTTGGTTGATTTCAGGTAAAGTGACTTGAAGATAAGTTCTGTAAGCCAAATCACCATTTCTACTGATGATACATTGAACACGACGTCCAAAGTCAGCTTGACCGTTGAAAGTTTGTTCAATTGATTCAATAGCAAAGTTAGTGTATCTACGGTATGTTACTTTCCAAAAAGTAATTTGTGGGTTTCCTGTAAGGTAAACATCTTGTGCGCCATAAGCGACTAGTTGCATTAATCCGCCTCCCATTTTTATACAATTGCTAAAGAAAAAAAATTTGAAAAAATAAATTTAATTAATTTAATTGTAAATAATTTGATTATATATTTGACACGTCAAATTATTTATCTAACATTTTATTTAAGTCCAAATTGCTCTTCATAAATTTTAATAAGTAAGAATCTTCAATGATTTCTTTTTTATTCTCATGTTTTTTAGTAAAAATATAAGATGTATTTTGTTTTTTTATACTCCATCCTTCTTCTAATGAATTATAAATTAATATCATTTTTTTAAAAACAACAGGGTTTATTTTAATTTTATTATTTTCTAAATAATCTTCCATATTTATTGTTAAATCCATTAAGTATTTTCAAGAAAAATAATACTTTGTTTAAACTATTCACTATTTTTCTAGAAAATATTATTAAATAAAATAATATTATATATATTGTGTTAATTTCAAATTAAATAAAAAATATGTTTTAATTTAAATGCCATCTTTTAAACCAAAAACAATAAAAAAAATAAAATTTAATAAACAAAACGCAATAACATTGGATAATAAACATAAAGAATTTATCAATGAATTTGCAAAAGATGAAAATAGTAGGATTCCTGAATTAGAAAATGAAAAAAACAAAATTAAGAATCAGTTAAATAACTCTGAATTAATAATTGAATCAAAATTAGAATTAATGGATAAATTGAAAGAAATTAATACTAAAATAAAAGAACTAAAAAAACGGAAGAAAGAATATTTCTTGGATAATTCAAAATATATATTTGAATATTTTGAAAATAAAAAGAACATATCTAATGAAGAAACTATTGCTGTCAATAATAAAACAAATAACAGTAAAAACAAAATATTGAATAATTTTTTTAAAATTAAACAACCAACTAACCTAGAAAATAATAATGAAAAAAGTAATAATATTGTTCAAAAATACCTTTCTAATATAGATGATATGTTTTTAGATATCAATTCTTATATATATCCAACCGATATTTGTAAATTTTGCAATAAAGGCGAATTGTTACCACTTGAAGATGAAGGTGTATTAATGTGTAATGCATGTAACCGATATGTTCCATATTTAATAGAAAATGAAAAACCTTCTTATAAAGAACCTCCTAAGGAAGTTTGTTTTTATGCTTATAAAAGAATAAATCATTTTAAAGAAATATTATCACAATTTCAAGGCAAAGAAACAACTCAAATACCTGCAGATGTAATTGAAAATATTAAATTGCAAATTAAAAAAGAAAGAATAGAATTAAGTGAAATATCCAATATAAAAACCAAGGAAATTTTAAAGAAACTAGGATATAATAAATATTATGAACACATACCATTTATTAAAGATAAATTGGGTATTAAACCTCCTATTATGTCAAGTGAATTAGAAGAAACATTATGTAATTTATTTATTGAATTACAATCTCCTTATTCAAAATTTTGTCCTGACGATAGAGTAAATTTTTTGAATTATTATTATACTGCATATAAATTATGTGAGTTATTAGGTGAAACTCAATATCTAGAACATTTTCCGATGTTAAAAGATAAAGAAAAACGTGTTGAACAAGATAATATTTGGAAAAAAATATGCGCAGAATTAAATTGGGAATTTATTCCTACTATTTAAGTTCACCTTTATAAAAGGTGGAGCAAATTTTTTACGCTTTGTTTTGCACCACTTTTTCTAAAACTTGTTATAGGGAAACAATTTCAACATGTTTGTATTGTAAATAGAGAAGTTAGGATCTGGACAATTTCCTCCAAAATTACCTCCTCTCATTTTTCTTGTATATCTTTTTTTACTGTTCCTATTACTTTTATTTTTTTTTCTTCTGTATAAGGACTTTGTTCTCAATGTTTTTTTACGCATAATTATAATATTCTATATATTATAATTATATATTATTAAATATAACCTTTAAAAAGTTTTATTTATTTAAAATCCACCAGGGAATCTTACTAAGTTAGCACCGATACCGAATCCTGCACCTGATCTGGCATTTACACCCATACTAGGAATATAGGTATCAAGAATACTGAAAGTAGCAGCAGCAGTTAAAGCAATAAGTAGGATTTCTTCAATATTTAAAGAACGTTTTGGTATAGCAAAAGCTGCAATTGCTACCATTAAACCTTCTACTAAATATTTAATGATTCTCTTGACCAATTCACTGACGTTTATTAAACCTCCCATTATATTAATTAAAAAGAAAAAAAAATTATATATATTGAATTATAAAAAACTTAAAGTTTGCTAAATATTATTAATTAAATGAGTAAAACTACAAGAGGTAAAAAAAAGAGTTCTTCTGAAAATACTGAAACAAAAAGCGGGTTTGAGAGAAAGTTAGATAGTCAAAACAAACCAAATAGTAAGTATGTGGATCTTTTAGAAGAAGATAAACCAATTGCTGGACAAAAATTTGCGTGTATTTCATTCGTTTCACCAGAAAAAATACTTAAGCAAAAAGAATTATTTTATTTTGAAGAATTCCTAAAGAAGTGGGATATTAATAAATCTATGGAAAAATTTGTTCAATTTCTAAATTTTATTTCCTACAAATATCATTTATCATTTGAAGATATTTCTAATGATTTCAAAGAATTTGTTAAAGAAGAAAAAGAAGAACTATCTAAATCTTCCATGGAAGATGATTACAAAACATTTATTGACAACAATGAAGAAGAATTAGATAAATTATTCGGAATGAATCATAATTTCCAAACCAATACAAGAGGTATTAAAATTAGAGGAGTTTACCCAACAATGGAAGAAGCCGAATTAAGATGTAAACTACTAAGAGAAGTAGACCCAAATCATGATGTTTTTGTTGGACCAGTTGGTTTGTGGATGCCTTGGGATCCTGAAGCATATAAAACTGGTCGCGTTGAATATATGGAAGAAGAATTAAACCAATTAATGCATGAAAAACAGAAAAATGAGGCAAATGCTAAACAAAATTTTGAACAAAGAGTCAAAGAAACTAAACAAAAAGCCATTGAAGAAAATATTAAAAAGGCTGAAAAGAGTGGAAATAATTTGACCCAAACAATTGACGATGAAGGTAATTTAATTGGTATTAATAATATGAGTACAAAAGAAATGACCTTTACACAAAATGATAAAGAGAATGAACCTATTACAACGGCAGATATTCGTGCAGAATTATTTGAAGGTGAGAATATTGTCGTTGGTAAGAGTGATTACGGACAAAATGAATTAATTAGTGGTCCATTTGCATTGAAAAAAGAATAAAATGTAAACATAAATTATTCAAAATTATTGATTAACAATATAAATATATTAAAATAAAAGTATTAATATATTTATAAAAGATGAAAATAGGTGTTGCAATACCGGCTTACATAGGACACATTGAATATTTATTCAATTTATTAGATTCAATCCAAAATCAAACAAGAATTCCAGATAAGGTAGTAGTTAGTTGTTCTTCAACTAAAGCTAGTGATTTGGACCCATATTTTTTTAAAATAAATCAGTATACATTTTTATTAGAAATTATTCCTATTGAAGAAAAAAAAAACGCTGCACAGAATCGCAATATAGCTGCTTTTAAAATGATGGATATGGACTATATAACTTTTATAGATGCAGATGATATAATGCATCCACAAAGAATAGAAATATTATTAAAAGTTTTCAATAATTTTGATAGTGATATTATTTTACATAATTATTTCATTGATGTGCCATTTGAAAAAGAACTATTTAAAAATATAGAAAATAATGAATTTATTATAAGAATTAATTCCTTAAGACAACATTGGTCTGGATGTATAGAACATATTAATTATATAAATGAAGGCATACATCATTCACAAGTATCAATTAAAAAGGAAATTTTAAATAATGTAAAATTTCCGGAAGAAATTGAATTTAATAGAAAAGAAGATTGTATTTTTTGTCATAGGGTTTTTAATTTACCTAATATAAAAAATGCTTATGTTGGAAATAAATTATCTTTTTATGCACCATCAGGTACTATTTTTTAGATAGGCGAATCATGCAGACCTATAGTAACTGGATATTTTATAAAACAATAATCACTCCATGTAGTATGATGAGAATGATTTGTTTCACACCATTCAAATAGATATTTTCCATTGGAAGCTTTTAAAGGAAATGCTTTCCATAATTTATGTTTAAAATGAAACATTAGATTCATAATCCCCATTTCATTGGTTTTACAAACTGTGTATTTATTCATGGCATCTATAAGATCTTGTTTATTACATGTTTTTAATATAATTGTATCATATACCCACATACAATTCAACATATGTTGTAAATTAAAAATCACTTCACCAAAATCTTTTTTTACTAATTCTATTTTTTCTTCATTATCAAAACTTAATTGATACTTGAAAATTTGATCACTTCGGAAGTTTGGTGATGCATCATTCGGTGCCAATATTGAATTTTCATATTCTAATTCTAATAAATATTTTACATCTTCTAATACTCGCAAACCTGCATCTAAAAATACTACTCTTTTCCAGTTTGAAAAATAATCATCAAACACATGTAATTTTTCCCATTGATTCAGTTTATTTATTTCTCTCTTATCACTATTAGAAAAACCAGATGGTCCGATTTCTTTTAAAAGATTTGTTTTATCTATGGGAGGAAATCTCTTTTCAATAATATATTGATAAAATTCATAATTTTTATCCAAATCAAAATCAATTGTAATTAAAACAATTTTTCCTTTCCAATTTCCAATAGTTAACAAATCATGTATAGTTACATGTGCTTTATAAAAATAAGCATAATCTGTTACTAAAACAAAAATTGTATCTTCTATATTTTCCATGTTTTCTATTTTAATAAATATAAATAATATATCTGTTTATATTTATATTTGTTTTTACCATTTGGTTTTTTTTACACTAATTTTTTGTCCATTTCCTCTTTTTTTATTTGCATTAGGATCATATTTTTCTTCTTCATCATCAGAATTATAATTCTTAGATAATTCCCAGAATTCTTTTGATCCTAATCTAAAATCATTATGATTCTCTGCTTTATACCAAAACACTTGGTCTTGTAATTTATTAGATTTAACATTGTTATTTATTACTAGACATTCATAATTTTCTGTACATTGATCCATTACTTGGCAAAATGATTCAAATGTTGGAAACATACCTGCATAATTATCATATATACGACGACGATTCGCTATATAATTCTCTCTTAAAATAAAAACATAATCAATATTTGTACGAAGTGTTGGAGGTATTCCAAGTGGATATTGCATTGTTATTACTAACATAATTTTCCAATGACGACCATTCATAAACAACAGACGCATCATTTTATCGCGAGACCATGTGTTATCATACAAACAGTCATCTAAAATAACAAATGCACGAGGATCAATTGTTGTTCGTTTATAAGTTTCCATTTCTTTTTTAATTTGTTTCAATACGGTTCTTTGCCTTTTTAATATATTTTCTATAATAGCTGTATTGTATTCATTATGTATGAATAACCTAGGTACCATTTTACCATAAAAACCATTACCTTCTTCAGTACCTGAAATAACAGTTCCAATAGGAATATCCTGTTGATAATATAATAAATCTCTTACTAAAAAACTTTTACCAGTATCACGTTTACCTATTAATACAATAACAGGTCCTTTTGATTCATTGGATTTAAAGCTAATACTTTTCATATCAAATTTTTTTAATTCTAAAGACATTTCTAATTACTTTAGAAAAATAATTTTGATCATTTATACGAATTTATATATTTTAAGTATTTTAAATAAAATAAGTTAAAAACACATATTATTTATATAACATTTACCTAATAATATCACGATGAATATGTCCAGTAAAATGCAAAATTTAACTATTGAGACAAATAATATTAATTATGAAAAAAGAAAAAACACTGACTTGTTTAAATATTTAGAAAAACCTGAATGTTTTTCTCTCATCAACACACAAAATTATATACCTATTTATAATAGATTTTTTTCACTTAATGATAAGAATTACAATTCTATTAATTTAAATCATAAATGGTATTTATACAGTATTAAAAATAAACTGGATACTGATTTTTCAAACAAAAATTTATTTGAATGTCGTGTAAAAAATATTGAAGATGATGAAATTAAAAATAAAATAGTTTTCATAAAGCTTGCACCATTGCTAGATCCTTTTAAGTATTTAGTTGGTAAATATAACAATGATGATAATAATATATTTTGCAATTTACCTAACTTAAATATTAATAATCATTGTCATCCCAAATTACTAGATACAAACAATTGTGCATATATAGATGGTTTTTTTGTTTATCTAACATCTATTCTTAAAAATAAACATAGGTTTAATCACGGTTTAGAGTATTATGGTTCTTTTTTGTCTATTAAGAACAATTTTGTGATTAATGTTTTTGATGATCTTGATTATTTAACAAATTCTGATTTTTTTAATAAAAATAAAAATGTGTTATTTAAAATAGATGATTATGAACATTTAATTAAAAATGAACACCAAAAACTAAAGACTTTGAAGATAGATTACAATTCATCTGCAAAATCAGTATTATCATTTAAATCAATTAACAATGAAATATTTGAAAACTTATTTAACGATTCGTGTGAAAAATCGTCTTTTACAGAAAATGATGTAGTAGAATATAATATAATAGATATTGATAATACAAATATTACAACATTAAAATCAAATTCTACTTGTTCGTCTAGAGTATCTTATACTAATAGTGAAATTAGTGAATTAGATGAAACCGATGAAATAAACGATATCAATGAAAATAATGGAATAGATGAAGTTATTGGAGATTATGATAATTCAGATGGTGAGTGGGAGGATATTAATGACAATGATGCCAATAATGATGAGAATAGTGATGAAAATGAAGATGAAGAAGAACAAATAAATGTAACTATCCAAAAATTTCCTGTAGAATTAATTTGTATGGAAAATTGTGAAAATACATTAGATGATTTAATATTGAACAATAAATTAACAACAGACGAATGGTTTTCTGCATTAATGCAAATAATAATGACTTTAATTACATATCAAAAAGTATTTTCGTTTACACATAATGATTTACATACAAATAATATAATGTACAACGAAACCTCTAAAAAATTCATACATTATTATTATAACAAAAAAATTTACAGGATTCCTACCTTCGGTAGACTTTTTAAAATTATTGATTTTGGCAGAAGTATCTACAAGTTTCAGGGCAAAATATTTTGTAGTGATAGTTTTCAACACGGAAATGATGCTGCTTCACAATACAATACTGAGCCTTATTTTGATGAAAAAAAACCGCGTTTGGAACCAAACTTTAGCTTTGATTTATCACGTTTGGCGTGTTCTATTTTTGATTATTTAATTGATGATTTAGAAGAAATTAAAGATATAAATAATATAATAGATCCTGTGAAAAAAATTATTGTTGAATGGTGTTTAGATGATAAAGGCACAAATTTATTATATAAAAATAATGGTGATGAGAGATATCCTGATTTTAAACTATATAAAATGATTGCACGACATGTTCATAATCACACACCAGAAGTTCAATTAGAACGTCCTGAATTTAAGAAATTTATAATACATGAATCATTAGACAAACGCAACTCCAAAAATGATTCTCAAAATACAATCAAAATAGATATAGATAAAATACCCATACTTGTATAAAAATTAAAAATTATATATTTTTTTGTGATAGTATAATAAAATATATAAAATGAATGATTATGGATTTATAATGACTAGGCATGTTAACTCCGATATAACAAATAAATATTGGAATCAAAGTATAAGATGTATTAGATATTTTTACCCAAATGCAAAAATTGTAATTATTGATGACAATAGTAACTATGATTTTGTAAAATCATATCATGAATATGAGAATATAGAAATAGTACAATCGGAATATAAAGGTCGCGGCGAATTGTTACCTTATTACTATTATTATAAAAATAAATATTTTAAAAATGCATTTATTATTCATGACAGTATTTTTATTCATAGAAAGATAAATTTTGATAAAATGAGCAATATTGATGTTTTACCATTATGGCACTTTAATGCAGATAAAGAAAATGTAAATAATTCAATTTATTTGACTTCTAATTTTAAAAATCAGTATATGTTACACAAAAATTTAACTATGAATGAAATAAAAATTTTAGGAAGAAACAATGATTGGATCGGGTGTTTTGGTGTACAAAGTTATATAAATCATGATTTTTTAGTTAGAATTGTAAATAAATATAACTTATTTACACTATTAAATAAAGTTCAATCACGACCTGATAGATGCTGTTTGGAAAGAATATTTGGTTTAATTTTTTATTTGGAATCAGGATTTACTAAAAAATATAAATCATTATTTGGACATATACATCATCATAATAGCGCATTTAATTATACATATGATAATTATTTAGATGATTTAAAAGTTAAAAAAAAATTACCAAAAGGGATCATAAAGGTTTGGACTGGTCGTTAAAATCCACCTTTTAGAAAGGTGGAGCCAAAACGATTCAAAATTTTCAGTAATCCTTTTTTTAAAGATGCATATTGATAAATTCAGTTCTCTCGGATTGTGTCAACAATCCCCATAAAAATTTAATTCTTGGTAATATTCTATTACGACGCTTATTTTCATGAAAAATTTCGTGAATATAAAATGTAATTTTCTTATTTGTGTAATTAGATAATACAATGTTACGTTTAACTATATTTTTAAATGTTATATCTATAGATTCGTGAATGTAAGTATTAGAATTACAAAAACGCACTAAATCATATAACAAAATACTATAATTGTAACTAAATGCATACAAATTTTTTATAATGTTATAGTCTTCTTGAAAAGTTAAAATATCTAAAAGAAGCTTTTGTGGTTTTAATTCATAAGTATATGGTATTATGAAATTATTAATTATTTCTTGTGGTATTTTTTTAATATATTTTATATCTATTTGATTGTTCATAAATATAATAAAGATCGTAATGTTTTTATTATATTTTTAGTTAGTTAGAATTTTTCCACATTTTCTAAAGGTGGATTAAAATTCAGGGTTATTAGTAAATACAGGAGTTGCCCCTCCAGATAAATTATCACCGGACTGCATTACTGGTTTTAATTGTTCTAATATGAAATGCCCCGAAACAACACTAAAATAAACCAATAGAGCATCTCTTATTAGCAATTTTAATGGTTTTGTTTCTTTTTCAATAAATCTCATTTCAATAAATTTCACAATAAAATATATAATAGAAATAACTGCTGCTATAATAAATATATTATTCATTAAATTACTAAAATAGAATCAAAATTTTGTTTGAACGCAAATAAAAATAGTTATTTATTCCAATAATTCTATATCATCAATGATTAGATCTGGCAATGTTTCTAATTCAGGTTCATTAATTACATGAACATCTAATGCATCTAAATTAGCAGCTTCATCGGATATATTCAATTTTGCAAAAGCAGAATTGTTGCTATCCTCATCATCTGATTCTAAATCATTCTCCAGTTTTCTTTGATTGTACCTTATTTCACTTAACTCTTCAAGTCTTTGAATATCTTTTGGCGCATTTATTTGTTCTTCTCTATTAAATTGATCTTTTACAGAATCAACATCATTAAAAGATAATTTGGATCCGCCGCTCAATTGTGTTTGTGTTTGAGATTCTATGTTGACTCCATGTTGGTTAAGATCATTATCATTCTTTAATGGTTCATGAATATATTCTTCCTTAACTTCTTCTACTACATCTTCTTCCATTGTTTCATCCATATATGCCTTTAAAATTGCTTCCACAGGAACGCTTTCTCTCAATGTGTTCAATATACATTCCTGAACAATTACTTCTAATTCTCTGTTGTATTTCTGTATTTGTAATGGTGGAACATTCAACTCAAACAAGTATACATTTTTGTATACCTTTCTTGCAACATGAATATATACTTTATGAATAAAATCATCTAATTTTGGAATGTTAATATCTATTTTTTTTTGTTTCTGTCCAACTCTCATTACAGTTAATATTTTTAGTTGAATAATATGTACACATGTAATTAAATCTTCTAAATAAGCACAACCTGATTTTTCACAAATACGTTTTCGTTCATTTTCTATAATGGCTGGGTTCCATTTTGGAACTCTTGTAATAAAATTCTGAAATGTCATCAAATACTTTTCCATTTCATTGTTTTCTTTGCATAATTTCACTGCTTCGTCTAATATTGATTTATACCCATCAATAACTAGTGGTGTCAAAATGGAAATCAATCGCGCACTCCATTCATTTCTACTTTCGTGTAGTGTTGAAATATTAAAATCATCCATAATATTATTTACATAAAACTAATATTTTCTAGAGACAATTCTGAACTTAAAAATAAAAAATTTAAAATAAAAAGTATTAACAATTTTTCATTCCTAAATTCTTTTCGTACTTTATTGAATGCAATCAATAATTCATATTTCTTCTCATTAGTAATTTTATTTACTAATAATTTATTTGTTTCTAAAAGTTCAATAATATCAATAGCACTATATCCTTTTTCATATAATTTTAAAGAAAAATTTATTAATTCTGATAATGAATTTTGAATCACACCACAACTCCCGGGTTCAAATGTTTTTTCTATTAATTTTTTTAATTTATCTAGACGCTGTACATTGTAATCATTCATTTTAAAGGTTTCATTAATATTATACTTATACAAATGAATAGTTTTTTTATTTACTTCTGGTTCAGGTACATAAATCTCACAAAATCTTGATAAAATTGGTTTTAATAAATTATACTTATCTTCAATAATAATAAAAAATCTTGTGTTGTGACTAAATAATTCAATGCATCTTCGTAACGCCGATTGAGCATCCATTGTCAATTTATCCGCATTTAATAGTATAATACTTTTAAAAATATCACCTCCATTAGAATTAATATGTGTTTTTGCAAAAAATTTTAGTTCTTCGCGTATAAATTTAATACCTTTACCATGAGAGCAATTCACGTACATGACAAAATGTTTGATTTTATCTTTATCATTATTATAAATATTATGAATAAATTCATTTACTAATGTTCTTTTCCCACTTCCAGATGGGCCGTGAAATATAATATTTGGTATTTTATGCATAGAATGAAAATAAGATAATTTTTCTTTTATATTTTGATGTATATCTAATGTTGTCATTTATAATTTTTTATTGTATACTTATTTAATATAGTGTATATTTTTTATATGTTATTATAACTTATTAATATAATCAAGAAATATTTTATTAAATAAACTTAAAAACATTATGTTATTATTGCTTATATTATGATGATACGTCGTGGGTTTTCTAGTGTTAATACTATTATTAAAACATCCGCTTTGAGTGTTTTTGAAAAATCTTGTTATCATAAAATTGATTTTAAAATTAGCGAAGAAGCTCCTGTTAAAGATGCAGTGAATCGTTTTACTGCTTTCAACATAGGATGCCTTGCAGTTACAGATAAAAATAATAAAGTAGTTGGTGTATGTTCGGAAAGAGATTTTATTTCAAAGGTAGCTGCACATAACAAAGATATGAAGGATACAAAGGTTAAAGAAATATGTACTTACACACCTATTATTATTGCAAAAAAAGAAGATAGCTTAGAAACTTGTATGAACAAGATGATGTTTAAAGATATTCGTCACTTATTGGTTTTAGATGATAAAAATGAAGAGTTTATTGGATTAATTTCCATTAAAGACTTAATTAAAGAGATCATGAAGAAAAATGATGATGTAATTACTAGATTAAGTGATTTTAAAATGGGAAAAGGTGCTTATTTTGGAAGTGAATAAATAATATTTTAATTTGTAAATAACTATAAAATATTATTTTATGATTTGGTATTGTATTTTATATATTGCATTTCATAATGGAGTTAAACTGCGTTCGTTAATGAAAATGTGTATGGGTTTGAACGGAATGCATTTAATAGATCTGGTTGAATTCTATCACATCCAATAGATTCATTGTATTGTTGTGGTCCACGTATAGCACCATAAGTTTGTGCAGAAGGAGGTAACTGTGAAACCTGCGAGTATGCTGGATTCATACGTCCATTGAAGCGATCACTGTCACTTCTAATAGTTGTTAAATTCATTTGTTGATTGAAAAGTTGTGTTCCACCTGGATTAGGTCTATTATCAATAGTAGATGATTTAATATCATTGTTATGTTGTCTATATGCTGCATCATAATTCATGTCACCATATTGAGCAGCTTGACCACCGGCACTTCCAATATAATTACAACTAGATGTATCTCTCTGTGTCAAATCCATAGGGGTATAATTATTAACATAAATACCTTCTTTTTGATTATTAATATTGAATTGTGGTGAATATAATGTCGTTTCTTTAATAGTTGTTGTTGTTGTATCATTTGGATTATTTACATATCCACTAGGAACATTTGGTGCAACATCACCATAAATTCTAACATTTCCCATAATCTCTTCTTTTCTAGATGGTCTTAGTACATCCATGAAAGGAGCAATTACTGCTCCAATAGCACTGCTGAAACCACTACGAATTGATTCAGGTTGTTTTATAGTTGATCTATGATTCGTTGTCATACTATTGCTAAAACTTTCAATTCTTTTATCGCCATCTGTGATTGGTCCTCTACCAACTGCAACAGAACAATTAACATCTTTACCAGGAAGATTAACTCTTTTACTTGGTTCAAAATTGGTAGGAGCTACCGTTGCTTGTCTATCCACTGAACCAGCAGGACCTAAATAATCAGATGCAATATCATTTCTTTTGACAATTCCCATTTCTTGAATTGGACGTAATGTTTCACCTTTTTCTGCACCATTTGTCGTAAACCAACGATCTTGTGTATTAATAAAAAAAGTGTCAGGTCTTTGTTTTTCTACACGTCCTAAAATTCCCACATTTTTAATAGTAGATTCAGCAGGTCCCTCATGATTAGTTAATTCGTATTCTAATTTTGGATTTGTAGCAACACGTAATTGATCTACTGTATATGGTAACCATTTATCACGTGCTTCCATACCAGAGTTGTAACCGTTACTTCCATTTACACCATATCCTTGATCTAAGCCAGGTCCAACATACAATGAATCAAATGGTTTTACATTGTTATTTTTCATAGCAGGATTTACACGTGATTGAAAAAAATCACTATTATTTGGGGTACCATATGCCCAATTCATATTAGCTTCTGGTTTAAATAAAGGCGCCTGTTCAATTTTCTTAATAGTTTGTGAACTATTTCCTACCATATTATCCAAAATAACTTCTGCAAATTTATTGTCAAATGTGTAACTTTTTACTTTGCCACCATTAAAAGGAACCATATTATTATGTTTAAATTGTTGTGAATCTAAATAATTACCTGTTAATGAGTAAATTTGTTGCGGATCACGCCCTACACTAATACCTTTTCTTTCATTTTGCTCATATAAATTTTGATTAAAATACTTATCAGTAGCAGTATTTGGGTTTGCATAATTGTTTACAGTGTCTACAACTTGATCAATATTTTCTATAGGAAAATTTTGTGGTGGAACAACAGTATTTGGTAAATAATTTACATTTCTGCCCATATTCGTAAAATTTTCCTGTTTATTGTTATAACTAATTTGTTTTTTGTTATTTTTATTATGATTGTTATTTTGATTTGATACTACGTACATTCCACCTAATGCTATTAAAGGAATGGCTATTTCCATTTTATATTTATATATAATAATTATTATTATTTTAAATTATTATTATATTCGTTAAATATTTTCAATAAAATAATTTTACAAATATTGGCACGAATTACTTGTGGTACAATTATTTGGACCAGCTACATAGCTACCTTTAATTAAAGTATAGCTACTTGGTAATAAATTATTTGTTTCATTAATTACACAATCTCTCTTAGGAGTAAAATAATCTTTTTCTAAAATTCTAGTACTGAGATTTGTTTCAAATGGAAAACATGTGTTTTCTTGTGGATTCAATGGCGGATAATACCAATCTACTTGTTCTAAATCACGATACCACCATGCAGGATTAGTTGCTCTAGATTGTTCTGTATATAAATTATTGCAATTTGGGTATTGTATGGACTGATTAGGTACATTGTAATTTTGATAATTGTCTTTTCCTAAACAATCTCTGCTCAAGGGTTTATTAATTCCTTTTAATTCACTTTCTAAGTTAATTGTATTTGTTCTCAAATTTGCACCCCATTTTTGAATAATAATTTGCGGATCTTCTATATAACATGGATCCGAACCATTACCAGGAACATTTAATACATAGCGTCCAGGGTCTGTTGACTGTTGTAATTCTTTTTTTGTTCTACATGCATCATAATAAATTCTTGTACAAGCCATTATTTATTTATTGCTATTATTATTATATATATATTTTAATTAAAATATAGTTTAAAAATAATAAATTAATAATTATTTATAATTATTATCTTGATGCCTACACTATGTTTAAATATGATTGTTAAAAACGAAAGTAAAATTATTACAAGACTATTGACATCTGTTTTACCAATTATAGATAGTTATTGTATATGTGATACTGGATCTACTGATAATACAATTGAATTAATTGAAAATTTTTTTAAAGAAAAAAATATTACAGGCAAAATTGTAAATGAACCATTTAAAAATTTTGCTCATAATAGAAACTTTGCATTAAAGTCTGCGGTAGGTATGTCTGATTTTGTATTATTATTAGATGCAGACATGGTTTTAGATGTAAAAAAATTTGATAAAAACAAATTAGCTAATTATGATACATTTTATATACTTCAAGGAAACGAGCATTTCTTTTACCAAAATGTCAGGATTGTGCGAAATAACGGATTATATAATTATGTAGGTGTAACACATGAATTTATTGGTACACCTCCTAATAATAGAACACATTTACTTGGAAAAGACGAATTGTTTATTATTGATATTGGGGATGGTGGTGCAAAAAGCGATAAGTTTGAAAGAGATATTAGATTATTAACACAAGGATTGATAGATGAACCAAATAATGAGAGATATTATTTTTATTTGGCAAATAGTTATCATGATAATGGACAACACGAAAAGGCCATAGAGAATTATCAAAAAAGAATAGATTGTGGAGGGTGGATTCAGGAGGTTTTTTATAGTTATTATAAAATGGGACACAGTTACAGAAACATGGGTAAAATGAATGATGCAATAGCTAGTTGGATATTAAGTATGGAAGCTTTACCTGAAAGATTGGAAACTGTTTATGAAATTATGCATTATTATAGAAATACATCTAAACACAAATTGGTTCAACATTTTTATAAAATTGCAAAAGATATATTAGATAAAAAGTATTTCCGTGATGATTATTTATTTTTACACAATGATATTTATACTTATAAAATATTTTATGAGTATTCTATTTCTGCATATTGGGTTCAAGTTAAAAATATTAATTATGAAATAGTAGAAATATTGAATAATTCGTCTGATAATAGCATTAATAGCAACTTATTTCAAAATATGAAGTTTTATAAAGATATATTAGTACCCAAACATGTATATGTGTTTGATAATAAATTATCTATTGAAATTAATGGAGAAAATACCGGATTCAATTCTTCATCCAGTTGTTTAATTAAAAAAGATGATAATTATCTAATGAATATACGTTATGTAAATTATTATATTACTGAAAATGGTAGTTACATTAATTGTGAGAAAAATATCATAACTGCTAATAAATTTATTCAATTAGATAAAGATTTCAAGGTAATTGATGTAAAATGTTTTGATATTGATTTTGATGGCAGACAATACATTGGAATTGAAGATGTAAAAATTTTTAAGGAAATTGAAAGTGATGATATTTTATTTATTGGTACAGGATTACATAAAGATAATTTTTTGGGTGTTGTATCTGGTAAATATAATAAGAATAACAATAAATTAATACCAAACGATATTAAACAGACTTTTAATAATACTAATTGTGAAAAAAATTGGGTTTTTGTTGATTACAATAATGCTACTCATCTTGTATATAAATGGCATCCACTCCAAATATGTAAAATGAATCAAGATAATAATACTATTGAAATTGTTAAAAGCATAAATATGCCAAAAATTTTTACACACGTTCGCGGGTCCACATGCGGTTTTAAATACAACAAACAAATGGTTAATAATAATGGTAATATTAGTATTACCTATGAAGAATCTGAGATTTGGTTCGTAACCCATCTGGTATCTTATGAAAGTCCTAGACATTATTATCATATGATTACTGTTTTTGATGAAAACATGCAATTGTTAAGATATACTGCACCATTTAAATTTGAAGGCGAACCAATTGAATATTGTTTAAGTATTGTTGTAGAAGATGATAGAATTATGATCAATTATAGTGTTTGGGATAGGACAACCAAAATAGGTGTTTATGAGAAAGATTACATTGAAAGTTTATTAAAATATGTTCCTGCTAAGAAGTAAATGTAAGTAAATATAACTAAATGTAACTAAAATATATAGTTTTATTATAATCAGATCTTTTTGATTATAATAAATAATTACGTGATAAATATTGCAGTTATAATTTGGTCTTTATTATCTCAATTTCATTTTTAATATTTTGAATTTCATTTTCAATATACATATTTTTATCGTGTAACATTTTGTTATCATTTTTTAAGTTTTTAATTTCATGAATTAAGACAGGAATTAGTCCAATATAATTGACACTTTGACTATCTGGTCCATCTTTTTCTCCAGATACTAATTCAGGATAATATTCTTGTAGTTCGTGAGCAATTAACCCAATATCTTGTTTATTTGTTCGCTTGTTTGTGTAAGTAATTGGATTCAAATAATCTACTTTGAAATGATTATCAAGGGCTCTTACATTTTCTTTAATACGATAATCAGATGTTAATTCAATATTGTTTGCATATACAGCACTCAAAGCATATACATTATTACAATATACATTATTATTACTATTATTGACATTACCAACACCACCAGTTTGACCAGTTCCGCCAGTGAGATATAGATTGAAAGCATCTATTGTAGTAGCATAGGTAAGCTCATTAGTAGTTGTATTATAACTTAAAATATAATCAGCGCCTGCATTTCCACCACTTATTCCGGCATTACCAGAACGTATAGGACTGACAAAAAAACCAGTAGTACCAGCATTTACAGTTAGACTTGAACTTGCATTTAAAACAATACTATGAGCTGCTTGATTAGTTTTTCCTGCATAATAACCAATAGCAATTGCACCAGTTCCTTGATTAGTTTGTCCAGCATTATTACCGATTGCAATTGCATTACTTTTTTGATTATTTTGACCAACAAATGCACCTACTGCTACTGTGCGTGTTCCTTGAGTAGTTTGCCCGGCATTTTCACCAATTGCAACTCCATTAGCAGATTGACTTGTAGTCCCTGCGTTTCTACCAATTGCCACTGCACTATTACCTTGACTACTTTGTCCAGCATTTACTCCAATTGCTACTGTATTTGTACCCACATTTGCTTGACCTGCTTGAGTACCAATGCGAATAGTGTTAGTTCCTACTAACCAACTACTACCACTATAATATAGATAACTGCCATAAGTAGTTGCAGCAGGGAAATTAGTTATACCTTGTGCACCTGTAGCTCCTGTTAAAGTTGCGAAAGCTGGTGTACCCTGGTTTCCTTGATTTCCTTGTGGTCCAGTATATCCTGTATCTCCTATATCTCCTTGATATCCAGTTGCTCCCGTATTTTCTGCAGTACCAGGATTTCCTTGTAACCCTTTTGGACCTGTGAATCCTTGAACACCCTGAATACCAGTTGCTCCTGTATTTTCTGCAGTACCAGGATTTCCTTGTAACCCAATTGGCCCTGTATAACCTGTAGTACCATTAAAACCTTGATTTCCTTGAGGTCCAGTAAAACCTGTTATACCCTGAACACCCTGAATACCAGTTGCACCTTGATTGCCTTGAGGCCCAGTAAAACCTGTTATACCCTGAACACCCTGAATACCAGTTGCACCTTGATTGCCTTGAGGCCCAGTAAAACCTGTACGACCTTGGTTGCCTTGAGGTCCAGTAAAACCTGTTATACCCTGAACACCCTGAATACCAGTTGCGCCTTGATTGCCTTGAGGTCCAGTAAAACCTGTAGTACCGTTAAAGCCTTGATTGCCTTGAGGTCCAGTAAAACCTGTAGTACCGTTAAAGCCTTGATTGCCTTGAGGTCCAGTAAAACCTGTTATACCCTGAACACCTTGAATACCAGTTGCGCCTTGATTGCCTTGAGGCCCAGTAAAACCTGTTATACCCTGAACACCCTGAATACCAGTTGCGCCTTGATTGCCTTGAGGTCCAGTAAAACCTGTTATACCCTGAACACCTTGAATACCAGTTGCGCCTTGATTGCCTTGAGGCCCAGTAAAACCTGTTATACCCTGAACACCCTGAATACCAGTTG